TCCAACCATTTTTGCTGGTCAAGGGCTGCAGACTTCTGATCTAGAAGAGTATCGTTGCGATAGATTTCAAACAGATTTGGTTTGATTCCACGAGCAACTTTCCAGTGAGTTGTACCGATAGTAAACTCAACTTCAACACGACAATCTTTTTCATTCATCGTATTGACCAACTGAGGTTTGTTGATCTTACGGAATGGTTTTCCGAACAAAGAAAACGTCAGGGCATCCAGAATCGTACTCTTGCCTGCACCATTCTTACCAATGATGAGAGTAGTTGAGTTTTCGTCTAGTCTTACTTCTGTAAACTGATTGCCAGTGCTGAGAAAATTCTTCCAACGAATTCTTTCAAATAAAATCATGATTGTCGGTTGGGATCACAATGTCATTGCTAGTAATGACAGAATACTTATAGTCCTGCATCTCACAGGTTTTGATTATTATATCACCATCTACTTCTAAAATGTTCATCTCCGGAAAATCTTTATCATCTTCCAGCATCATTGCGAACCGAGTTGCATCATCTTGCTCATGGAAAATATAAAGAATACGATCCCCATCCTCTGAAACTACAGAGTATGCACCTTCGTGCTCTTTTCCATCTATTGCTATGAGATACATTAAATCAGTTCGCAAGCCTCTTGATACACTTCTTGAAGAATCTTTTGAATAGTTGATTTATTTAGATCAATTTCAGACTCTTCAATGTATCGATTGAGAATAGAGAATGTGTCTTCAGACTCAAAACTCTCAAACTCTTTGTTATCATACCAACCAGCAAAATCATAGTTTTCTACAACTTTAAGTTCGGCAATGTTAGAAGCATGTAGTTTGTCGATGAACTTTTCATACTTCTTGGTATCAGTCTTCTTGCGGACGATTACCTTTACAATTTTATCTTCATACTCTCTGGTGTCAAATGTTTGATAGTTAGTATCCTCATAGTAAATGTTGTAGAACATTTTGTAAGGATTATTAACTGGCGTATGCTCTAGAGTTTCTGTATCAAAGATATGAAACCCACGAGTGTCATTGACATCATTCCAGTAGAGTTCGTAAGCGTTGCCTAGGTAGTGGATGTTTCCTTGAGCAGATCTTGTATGGTAATGACCCGAAAATACCCGTTCGAACTTCGAATATAGTTCGCTTTCCATACCATGCTCCATGACGATTTGTCGATTAATTGCAAATCCTCTGAGCTCAAGGTGCCCCATCGCGACTGGGCAAACTGTCTTTTTAATAAGTTTGAGAGTTTCTTCCTCATTTTCTTGATTGATCCAGGGGATCATTAGAACGTCTAGATTATCTATACGGACTTCTTCAGGTTTTGAGTAAACAACTACATTATCATACTCACGTAGCAACAAATCTACAGCATTGATGTTGTTCGTATTTTTATAATATGCTGTGTGATTACCAACGATAGTATGAACTCGTATGCCCAGTTCTGAGAGTCTGTCATAGTAGTTTTCCTTTGCCCATGAGAGTGCTGAAAAATCAATCCCTTTGCGACTATCAAACGTATCACCCATATCAATGACAGTTGTAATCCCTTCCTTTACCAAGGTTGGAAAGAAAACGTCATTATAAAATTTTAGGAAGTAATCATGGAAGAGTTTTGAATTCTTCCTTGCCCCAAAATGTTGATCAGTGATAATCGCAACTTTCATCAATAACGAAGTTTGGAATGTACAGCGTCTTTAATACTATTATAGTCAGAATAATTAGATCCGTCTCCTGAATCTTCGAAGACTTCATCATATCCACTATTCTCAAGAATCTTATTCTTGATTTCTAATTGCTTTTTCTCTTTCTGGATTCTCCTGAGAAACGCATAATGAATGATCTGCGTAAAGTAAGCAAAAGGATTTTGGGATTTCTGAGGATTAAAATTATGAATGTATTGAACGCAATTTTCGATTCCATCCGAGATCATATCCTCCTTGAACATATAGTTCACAAAGTTTGGTTTGAATGAAAGATGGTTTGCAATCTTCAGGAAACATTCACCAATGTACTTTGGAATCCTAGGTTTTGGTTCACCTCTAATCTCTGCCAACTCAACAGACTCTCGGTATGCAATCAAAGCCGCGAGAAACTCTTTGTTGTTGACGTAATGTTCTGACCTCTTTCTCTTGGCCATGACCGGTCTACCTAACATACATTATGTATTCACTAACATGTTTCAATTATAGCATATATGGAATACTTGACAAGTATGCAATATCCCTGTAGAATCTGGCTTGTCAGGGTTGATAAGGAGGCTTTAGCTTATAAAGTTTCTCTAGTAACTCTTTAGCATCATGGACATTAGAGAGCAAACCGGTATCTCGATCTAGCACCTGATGATTGTTTGTATCATCATCTCTAGACTGTGCTTTGCGTACATACTTCTGATACATCGATATCATTTCAAAATCACTTGATTCTGTCATAGTAAGGATGTCATCCATGTTCAGAATGAACATGTCATCAGTAGTTGTCTTTAACCATGGTTCCATCTTGTAACCAGCTGACTGTCCACGGAATTTAATTTCTTCCACGACAATGGGATTAGTGACCAGAAGCATCATTCGATCTTCTTCATCAGTCGCTGCTACTTTGGCAAAGATTTCTTCGCCTGTTTTTAGTTTGAGTGTTGCATAAAAATCGTCTTCTATCATGCCTTAAGATTGATAGTGATTATGTCATACTTAAAGTTCTCTTCATTGTAAACTTTAATTCTTTCAATGAGATGATTGAGAGTATAATTTTTTCTTGAGTTTTTAGTGCAGTCGTCTGCAATATCGTATAAGACCGCTTTTACTTTGTTCTTGCCTTTTCGGAGGACTCGACCAATACTTTGCAAGTTTCGTATTCTTGACTTTGATGGCGAGGCAAAAACAACATTATGAAGATTGCGGATGTTAATACCAGTAGAGAAAGTTCCATAGGAAGCAACGATAATAGCGTTTGATTCTTGTTCTGTGATCTCTCGGACTCGTTCCCGTTCCACAGCGTCTACACCGCCATGTACAAAAAATACCTTACGGTTCTCACTCTTGTTATTATTTATCTGATCGTAGAGAACTGCTCCATGGCTCTCGACTCTTTGGAAAAGAACAAGTGTATTCCCTTTAAGATCTAGTGCCAGGTTTCTAATGAAACGATTCCTACCTTCATGTTGAATGAGATACTGAATCTCATCCTCATAGGTTTCAAATTTTTGGGGTGAGTGTTTAAGTAAAAGAACTCGGATGTTTAGTTGAGACACATGTCCCTTTTCCATCAGTTCAGCAGTTCTGGTAACTTTGTATGACGGACCAAATAATCCTTCCAGAACCCACTTATGAGTTTGTGTTCCATCAAGCGTACCAGTAAAACCAAACCGATACTTGGCATGATGCAATTTAGTCATGATAGAAATCAATGACTTAGATTTAAACAGGTGTGCTTCGTCACCAATAATTACGTTATAATCTTCAAAGAAAGAACGCTCTAACTTATAGATAGATTGCCAGGTTGTAATAGTAACCTGATGCTCATTTGTCTTTTCTCTACCAGAAAAAATCTGGTGACAACATGACTCAACATCCAGACCATAGTCCGCAAAGTCACCATACATTTGACTCACAAGAGAAGTCGTTGGAACGACTACGAGAATTTTTTCTCCTCTATCCATATAGTACCGCACGAGGGAATAAATCATCAGAGATTTTCCTGATGCAGTGGGACTTATCAACAATCTTCGATTATGTCTCAGTGCATCATGTACTCCCTCTATTTGATACTGACGAGGATCGTGACGACAAATAGATTTCATGTAGTCTTTTACCCCTTCGAATGAAATATTTTCATTCACTTCAAAAGGTAGACCGTAAAATTTATTCTCTTCGAAACTATACGTATATCCGTATTGTTCACAAAAATGAACAAGTTTATCTAAGAGACCAACATACAGCTGCTTTGATCTCATATCAAAAAGATGAATCTCTCCGTTCCAGTTTCTACCACGATACTGTGGCATAAACTTTGCATTAGGAACTTCAAACTTAAAGTGATCTCTAAGTTCGTATTCTACGTGTGGTTCAGTTTTTACTTTTAGAAATACTTCGTTCGACTTTGAGATAACAAGATCAGACTTCGCATCAATCACACGAATTATATAATTCTATTAGTATTTATCGAGTTTCTAATAAAATATTTCCAGAGACGCTGATTCTCTCTTCATCACAGTTGTAGAAAGGATAAACTGTATGTCTCAGTTCACTTGGAAAAAATAAAATGGTTCCTTCCATTTTTGAATCTAGTTCGTAACTATAATTATCTTCCGGAAAGATAAAACTAAAGTTTGAGGTATCACTAGAATTTGTTTGCCCAAACAATTTATGCTGTTCTCTATAGTCTGTTGGGATTTTCATCCATATCACAAAACTATAAACTCCAGTATGTGAATGGACTGGATTGAATTCTCCTTGCTTTTGATAGTTTACCCAAAAACCATCTAAAACATAATCGTGATATCCGGTTAAACCTTTTAAACATCCCAGATTACAAAATTGCTCCGTATATTCATCTAGGAAATCTGTAATAATATTATTAAAAAACCAATCTTCCTCATCTACCAATTCATGACTTCTATCAATCTGACCAGCTAATGCTGGTTTAACATTTATATGGGATTTTTCAATGTATGACCACAGTCTTTCCATAGCATTTGGTGGAAGACTTGCTTCTAACCATCCCAGTACCCTTGGTAGTCTCTTATTGATCTTCATCAGGTAACCTAAACTTATACTCTAAAACCAATCTATACAAAAAATCTTTGAGAGCAACTAAACGTTCTTGCTCATCAGGATGACCACCAGGCCAATTCTTGAGATGAAAACTTACAGATTGGTACAACTGAAATGTATCACCAATATCTAGTTCTAGTTCGACATAAGGAATATCTTCTTCCCCATTAAAGTCGTAATTTTCGTATTCCATCATCCTAGACCTGCGTTAAACCTCATGAACTCAATAGCGTTTTTGATCTGATAAGTTCGATTATTGATCTGCTTCAGGATACTTTCAATATAAACGAGCATAGTTTCGTAGTAGTCTATCTTTAGACAAACAGTGCTCAACTTTTCATCTGCATCTAGATATTTTTGCATAGTATCTTTATCACGAATCTTTTTAGGAAAAGGATTCTCGATATAAACATCAGGATCTGCTTTTCCACTAAAGTATTCGTACCGCTCGTGTCGAATATTTTTTCTTTGTTGTTCTGCTTTCTTTCTCAGAAGAAAGATGTTATTATATAGATCAAAGTATTTTGCGTGGAGAGTAGGAATCGCTAGAGATTCTTCATGCAAGTTGTCTCTGTCGATCTTTGAATCCTCTTCCCACATACCTTGAAGTTTATCAAGGTCGATCATAGGTTTTTGCCGTTCAAGTCGGTAATATTGTAGATAGTATACTTGAAAGAAACCTCCGCAGTCAAGTAGTCAATGTCACTATCGGTAGCATCAAACTGCAAATCTGACAAGTCATACGGGAACATGTCTTTGAACATGATCTTAAAGTTAGCAGATTGATTGCTGTTCAAAACAAAGAGTGTAGCATCTGAATACACATTCATCAGATCACTATCTTTGAAGTCGTAATCCTGTTGGAAGTTATAAATCTCTGCCAGACTATCTGGATAACCAAGTGCTCTCATCCACTTCTGGATTTCTAAGTAATTCTCAAGATTTTCGTCTACCAGAAAACGAAGTCGAAAATCATTAAACTCCAGAATATCACCTGGTGTAGGAAGATCTTTCAGTGGTGTTGCTTGATTTGCGACACCAAGAGATACACCTGGGATTGTGCTTGAGTTTGAAAAGAACGCAACCTTTGGCGATCTGTTGAGAACAAACTTAAACCCTACCGGTGCTAGGAAGTTTCTGTTCTGGATCTGGTTGCTGTATGCGTTACCTACAGCCATGGTTTTTTAATTATTTAGAATAAAAAAGGGGACCTTTCGGTCCCCTGTAAACTCTTGTGAGTATGGATCACATGAGGTTCTTGATAGCAACTCTTCTGTAGTAGCGGTTGCTGTTGACGCGGAGGCGACCCAGACCTTGCTCGGTTCCTTCTGCAAATGGGTTTGCAACGATACCGTAGCGGGTCTTGAAGCCAATCTTGGGTTGGAAGGTGTCCTCTCCAACTGCACGTACCATCTGCAGGGGTACGTATGGGCAATAGAACAGACCAGCGTCATAAGGTGAAGTACCCTTATAACCAACAACGTAATACTGGTTAGCACCCTGTGCCAGACCACCGTTGTTAGCAGCGAGGTTCGCTGAATAAGGATCGATGTAGACTCTGTACTTACCGTTGATGGTTCCAGCAAAGGTGTTGCCGGTGTCGTCTACGTTCAGGTTAGCGTTAAGAGCAGGAGTGTAATCCAGTACACCAGCCATGGTCAGTGCTGAAGCAACGTCAGCAGAGCACATGATGATGTTGCCCTTTCCTCTACGAGTT